AGCCACTAGAGCTTGAAATTCTCCCAACGTTTGATGTAATCATCAGCCGTTGGTTGAGCTTCTCACTTACCTTCTACAACACTATTCAATAGATTTTGAGAAAAATTTTTTTGTAAATTTTTAACTTGATCTATTGGAGATGTATATGTACTTTCGGTTCATGATGAACCATAGTATATTTCATCTATAGTATTGTTGTAGGCAAAACCTTTATTCAATATTTTACCAATATTTAATAAAGAAGAAAGTTTATTTCTCTCTTTATTAAAAATTGATTCAATATTTAAATCACATATTTCATGAACAGACTCTAAGAGAGTAAGTTCCAATGATAAATCTCATTGTTTAACTATCTCTCATTGTCTGTTAATGACATTATAGATTGATAAGAATAAAGTGTTTCATTGTAATTCATTTTTATCAATAACATCAAATTTAGATAATAAATTTGATGGATTATTAATAATATTAGAATTAATATTTGAAACAACCTTAGCTAATCCAGTTGAAAGAATTCTTTTATATTCTAAAAGAGCTACTCTTTCATTTGGTATAACATATTGTTCATTATTATTTTTATTGACAAATAAATTTCTTAATTTGTCATAAGAATAATAACCAAACTCTATGTCAAGAGCTAAGGAAAAGGCTCTTATTTTATTAAAAGTTTTCTTATTAATATTAAGAAAGAATTTATTCTTTCCTTTATAATAAGAAAATTTATAATAAAGGTTACAAATTAGTCTAACTAAAGAATAGCTAGAATAGTAACTGTTTTTCTTAATTTTAAAATAATCATAGATTATTGTAAAAACAATAAAAGGATTTTTGAAATTTTCAACAATTCCCTTTATTGGAATACCAGTTAACTCTAATTTTTCCTTAGGTCTAATTCACCGTTTAGCAAATTCATAAGTATCATAAGATACATGTGTTTTAGCTAAACTTAACTCAACTCCTAATAATTTTATATATTTAATATATGTTTGAGCAACTTTATCATTTTTGATAACGATATCGTCACCCAAAATCATATATTGATTAAAATTATTAAGACCATTTAAATGTGCACATCAGTGTACAAATAAATGATGAGTTAATGTGAAAACAGCTCAAGATGAGTATGTCCCCATAGGTTGTCCTGTTTTATAAGAAACAGTATAACCTTCTGGAGTCATAAATTTCCTATTTTGTAATAAGTACAATCAAGAATTACTTATGTCTTCATTGAAGATATAATAAAGTAATCTTTTTTGTAACTTAATAGGAAATCTATCTGTTGCTGAAGATAGATCTAAAGATCAGAACCTTTCTTCATTTTCTAAATCTCAATGATGAAAAGGATCTTGAGTAAAAGTTTTATCACAAGGTAATAATTTTAAAATATTAAATATTTTATCATTTATAACCTTAAGATAAAGTTGAGTAAAATAGTCAGATATGGCTATTAATCTCAATTTTGCTTCAGGATCTTTAATGAAACTAATCTTACCCAAACAATTAATTTTATTTGGTTTAAGATTACGATTTCAAGCATCATTATATGATTTAATGAAGAATTCTCTACCTGCCTCATCTGTTAAATTAAATATACATTGCATTTCATAATAATTATATAACAATAAATTATTATGAGCTGTTAATGTAGCAGGACCTTGAGGTCCAGCTTTACTAGATAAGTAAATATTTTTCTTATCAAATGTAGGTAAACTAGCTTTTATATTAAAATCTTTAATAAATTTTTTAATATATCCACTAGGAATAACTACCTTCATTAATGAAGGATTAGTTATAGTAGAGTAATCAGGTTTAACCTTTTTCCATTCCTTTCCTAATTGGAAACTTCTGGAAAAATTAAGTATTGTTAAACAAAACTTAATACAAGGTATTGATTTTTGATCAACAAGTGGTTTAAGAAACAAAAGTTTCTTAGGTCACCCATCTTT